CAAGCTCTATTCGTTGCGGCGTCAAGTCTTTTGTTTGCCCTCTCGCCCTCTTCCTTGGCTTCTTCAATTCGCTCGTCGTGCTTTTCTATAATCTCCATAGCCCGCTCGATAAATTGATCCACTTTGCCCGTTAAAGTTCCAACATTCCCAGCGATTTGGATTAATGCTTCGGTAGATTCTCGTCTTGATGGCAAATCGGACTCCATTTTAAGTTGTTTCTCCTGCATAATGCCTCCGACCCGGATGGGATGGTTTTTTAGGTCAAAAAATCATGCAAGGTTATGCTTGCGGTGCCGTGCGCTAACACGGTTCCCCGTCTGGGGGCTAAATTCTAGGATCTCTCCAGCCTAGTGTTGCTATTTTAAATCCGTTGGCTGAGTTCGTGGCCTGTCTTGTGCGAACCTGCGCGCTTGTATTCGTCCAGACGCTAAACTGGCCCGTGAAATTCGTTCCGCCACTACCGAATGTCGCTAAAGGAGCAGCAGAAGCAGAAGCCGCAACATCAGCACTATCCAGGGAAGATACGTAAACATTGTTTCCGTTGTCTGCACACAGTCCATTGCACATGGCTTTAAGTTTCACACCCGTTGGTAAGCTGGAAAGAGTTGCGGTGATTGCTGAAGTCCCCGCCGTTGCCCCCGTGGAGTGATCTAAAACAGGCGTATCAAGAATGAACTCGTTACCATGCTGGTCGAATGCCAGAATTGCCGCCGAAGCTCTTACTATAGAGCCGATACATTTTTTCTTTGTGTAATTTGTGGGCATTGTTGGAGAAGACGCGGAAGTAGAGAACAAAACATCCGTAACGTTCGTGTCTGGTCTATTTATGACCCAAAGATGATAAGTCGCATTGGCTATAGATCCCGTATCCAGTCCGCCTTGGTTAGTTCCCACGGCCCATGATGCGTCAAGACGTTTTGTAATCGCTGAGAGGGTCATGATGGTGGTTCCGTCATCAGACACACAAGCCCCAGCGGCGATGTCTATATCATTCGTTGCATCTGATCCATTATTAGACAAAGTAAGTCCATATAGGATTTTATCTGTCATAGCAGCGATTGTTACCCGAGCGTCTATGTTTGCCTTGGTTCCGAAGGTAAAATTTCCATCGGGTACAGTGCCTACTGTTATTGTTCCTGTAGTCAGGCCGGAGAGAAGAAATTGAAACTGCTTCGTCAGATCAGAAGCGTTCTGTACGGTAAATCCAGTATCGGTGACTGTTGTCCCTACTGCTCCGGAAGCGAATGAGGTAATGTTATCCGTTGTGGAGATAGTTACATCAGCGGAGGTTTTAACGACGATTTTATACGACCCGGAAATCCAGATCGCCGCTCGTCCTGCCGCGTCTAGAATGACAGGGTTTGCATTAGGAGTCAGTCCGTCCGCAGCAGTATAGGTAGCCTTGGGAGTGGTTGTTCCGGCCGCATAGGTATAGATTTTCCCGCCTGAAAGAGGATCGCCGTTGTCATCGAAAAACTGAAGCATAGGCTCCGTCAGTAAAACTGCCGTCATGGTGTCTCCATTAAAAAAGCCCTCCGAAGAGGGCTGTTATTTAGCTGATTGTTGGGCGGGTATCCGCGCTGCGCTTCGTGGAATTGCTCGAAGCGTCTGTAAAAGTTTCTTTGCCTGCGAAGGAGGGAGTTTCATAATTTCTTTTTCAGAAACCGCTCCGCCATTCTCGATAACCTGAAGTAACTTTTCCGCCTTGCCTCTGGCTAAGAGTTTTTGCGTTTGTCTTGCAGCGGTTCCGGCGACAGGAATTAAAGCACCCGTACCTCCCGTTGTCGCTGCTCCGGCAAGCCCTGAGAGGACAGGCAAGGCGGTATTTCCCATTGTCTGAGACGTTCCGAGGTCAAATCCGAACTTGCCAAGAGCTTTAATTATACCCTCGCCTGGTGTGTATCTTGCGGCATTTTGAAGCGCCATTATTTCTTCAGTCGTGAACCCTCTGGTTTTTTTCTTGTTATCGAGAAATGACTTTAAGCCGGATTTGATTTTGTTCGGATCTCCGTCAGCCTTTTTTATAACCTCTGAAATTCTATCGAACTTTGAATATCTAGCGTATTCGGCACGGCCTAGATTAAGCGCGTCTATCGCTGCTTGGTCCCCTTTAGATAAATCTTTAGCAGTTAAATTATTTACCACATCATCTAATGCCTCTACTGCAATCCGAGCTTTACGGGCATCTTCAGGTGCGCTTTGCGGAACCCTGCCGAGCAGTCTTCTCCACTGGTCAAGCTGCTCTAAACTAAAGCCCGGTTTTTTAGCTGCCTCTTTAAGATCTGAGAGAACAGACATAGTTGATCCATGAAGACCTTGATTTAAAGGACCATCCGCTTGTAAGGCATTATCTATCGAAGTGACGATGTTTGCTTTTGAACGAGGGGTGAATTCGGCACCAATTTGGCGCATTTTTGAATAGGCATTAGAGCTGACTGATTTGATCGCTGATCCGGCATCCTGAAGGGCTTCGGCGTTTCTTGCACTTAGGCCTACTCTGGCATTTTGCAACCCTTTTAGTGAGGCCCCTGCCAGAGCGCCCACCGTACCAAGACCGGCACCGATAGCAGCGCCGCCAGCCCCAGTCTGGGCAGCAACTTGTAGGCGGTTATCCGCTCCTTCACCCGAGCCAAAACCGTATACAGCGGAAGGTATGGCAGTGGCAAGAGCACTTTTAAGTATACGCGCTCCTGCGTTGCCAGTAGCAACCCGAGACGCAACCGCTTGGCCTCCAGGGAGGAATGCCGGAACGACTGCCCCGGTGAGCTGTCCTCCGAGATAGTATCCTGAATGATCTTTTTGGGCTTGTTTCGCTTCATCACGAAGTTCACCTATACCAGTATTTACAAGTTCTGTAAAAGGTCTTTCATCACCCCTTACTTTTGTGCCTACAGCACGGCCAAAACCTCTTAATTCATCAGTAAATCCAAAGGAGGTCATGTCCTCCATACCCTTACCGAATGCTTTAAATTTCGAGTTTTTAAGAGGGCTTGCTTCTGGGCTGATTACGGCTGGTTCTTCTGGAGATTGGGGCGCATCGAACTGATCGAACGGATTCCCGCCTAAGGCAATATTTACGTCATTCTCATCCATCGGATTAACTCCGAGATCATCTATATAGGGCTTGCCTTTAAATGGTAATTTTCCGGGTATGTCGAATTGATCGAAGGGGTTCATTTGCCAAGCACCATACTTGAAGCCCCTGCACCGTATTTCTGGTCGAACGCATCTCTATATTGAGGATTGGCTTTAAGATACTGAACGGCCTTCATGGGTATGTTTGAAGGATTTGCTTTCAATGGATTTTCGTATGAGCCAACCTCTTGCCCTGTCTGTCTTTGCTTACTCTGGATGGTAGCGATTTTCTGATCCATAAACGCTTTTAATGCCGCGTCTTTTTGATCCGGCGTTAAATTCGGATCGCCCAAAGTCCCTAAAAGTCTCGCACCCTCTGCTTCCGTGAACTGAGCCCCGAATGTTTGTCTGAGCAAGGGAAGGATCTGGTTGTTAACTGTATTCATATATTCCGTTCTTGCTACCGCGCCTTCTGAAGGCTTAACCATACCTGTAAGACCGCCGATCTCATTTCGGATTGCATCACCTGCGCGCCCGGTCATGGTATAGGTTGCCTTTTTACCAAGATCGCTCAAGGTCTGCGCCGTTTGAGTAAGCTGCGGCAAGTAGGCAAGATTTTCATTGAGCCCCGTCTCGACCTCTGCCTGGTTGGTCGCAAGTTTTTTAGCGGCCTCGATTTTTGGAGCGGAACCTAATTCTACATTTGCTTTTCTCTGGGCAATGTCTTGCTCCAAAATAGGCTTATATAATTGCTGTTGTTGTAAGTCCGCCGCCGTCTCCCCTGCTTTAATCTGGGGGTTCATGATAAGGTCCACATTTTTCTGGGCTTGCTCTTTATACCCAGCTTTTGCACCCTCGATTGATCCTACGGCATCCCCATACCCCCCCATGGCGATAGGATTACCCATCTGGTCGTAAACTACGCCTTTGTCAAAGGATTTTGCGGCTATGGCAATGTCATTCATTCTCTGGGTATCACCCGCAGCCCTTGCCTTTGCGTACTCGTCGGCAATCTGAAGCGCAGCGGGAAGGGTGGCTTTGTTTGCGTGGATAGCGGCAAGCTTTTTAATCTGGAACTCTTCTTCCGCCCTATCGTAATCGGCTTTTGTTTTCAGTCTGTCGAATACTGAAAGGTCTACGGTCATGCATTCACCAAATCTGCGTCGTCATAAATCGGGGTGCCGTCAGGCCTGTAGCCGACGATATTTCTTTTCCCTGTTCCATTAAGAACGCTTGAAAGCGTGCTAGTCAGTATGTTGTTTTTACCAAGCGTTGCATTAGCGTTAATATTCCCTTGGTTATCGTAAACGTTTGTCAATCCACTCGCGGCACTAAGGCCTTGTCCGGCCTGTCCTGCCAATTGTTGGTTTTGTGCAAGCCATCTTTTGTAAGCATCGTCATATTCAGATGCGGCCTGACCTTGACCGTACTCGCTGGCTGCTTTGAGTGCTTTACCGGAGAAGAGAGATCCTTGCGCACCTAAAGTTCTATTAATTGATTTCTGTCCTTCTGCTAGACGGAATTGATAGCCCGGGTCGCTTGCTAGATCGTCAGGGGCAAAGCCCGCATTAAGCCGCGCTGCAAGAGAAGAGTTAGCCTCATTCCCGGCTTGAGCATAAGGATTCAGGGCTGCTTCTGATCGTCTCTGGGCATCCTGAAGCTGTTTTTTCATCTTGTCTTCAGTGTTATAAGACTGAATGCCGCTGAAAATAGTCGATGCAGGAGAGAGGATGTTTTTAAGCCCGCCTACCGCAGAAGTCAGCGAAGAAAGGCCGCTTCCCGCACCAGACAAGGCCCCCTTAACTCCACCACTAGATGCTCCTACATTACCGAGCAATGAATTTCCGAAACCTGATCCTGCAAGTTTCGCGCCCGCGATTGTCGCAGCAGTACTTAAACCGCTTTTAAGACCCCCGGTTAAAGCCCCCTTTAGACCCTCGCCTTGAACAAGCCCATTTGCAAAACCACCTACTGCTCCCAGATTAGGCAGAACAACGCCGGATATTTTCTTTAGTGCCTTACTACCCATACTTTATGCTCCATATTTTGTAAGAGGATTTGTAACCGTTGCGCTCAAGCATCTTCCCCACCCTCTCGTCTGAAAGCGTGTAGTTCGTTTCGTGCGCTATTTTTTTTAAAAACTTGTCGGCTTCTTTGAAGAAGTTGATCTTGCCGCGATATTCTTTTTCTAGGAAAATTCCGTTGCTGTCGGCTTCTATAATGTGTTTGTATCTCGGGTTATTTCCGATCACATAAACCGAGTACCCGATTAACTTTCCATTATCTCTTGCTGTTACGGTCATGCACTGACCGTTCACGGAAGCTTGTATATACGTATCCCAATCTATATTCGGCGGGCCGTAATCATCTCCGTCAGTCATCTCCCTGTAATGTCTTGCGACATTGGGAGCGATTTCACCTGCTACCAAATGAAAGGGAACAAAATTGAATTCGATCATCTGGCTTCGACTAAACCAATGACCGTCAATGGAACTGTTACTGCTGACCAGTCGGGGACGTAAATTCTATTTGTCGATGCTTCGACCATCCCCACCGGACCCCCGACCAGACCGGAAACTGCAAAACACGCCCCATCTGTGATTACATCTAATGGAAAGTTATTGACGTAGGTAGAGCCTGCTGTAGATGAAGTACTCGTAGACGGGGTTATAGTGATAGAAAAATAAACCAGAGAGCCTATTTTATAATATCTTCCTGTTATTGTCGGGGTTCCGACCGTTGTCAGGTTCGTAAAGCTCGGCGTCCAGAATGTTCCTGTATCTCCGCTGAATATTTGTCCAAAGAAAAGTATCCATGGAAGAGTAGCAATCCCGCTCTCATCAATAACCGGGTTGATAATCGGGGGCGGCTGGACGCTGCTCATGTTAAATAGCTTCCAGTAATAGCAACTTTTACAGGTTCAGTAATTCTCAGCCAGAATGTTATCTGCTCGGCAACACCAAGTCTTCGGAATACCACCTTAGTAACAAATTTTCCAACTGCTCCGATACTACACGTAAACCAATCCGACCATGTTCTTGCCCCGTCTTTCGATATTCTGAGCGAACATAAAGGATTTGATCCTTGGCCCGACTGAAGGCCCACGCCAGTCTCGAACCCTATTTCAAGAGCGTTAAATCTTAGTCTTTTGCCTTCATTGCTTATGTGGGTGTAAATTCTGTCTCTTGCTATCGCATCGCCCGCATCATCGAAATAATCGAGGGACATCTGGTATATTTTCCCGTTCCTTCTATCCCCTACGAGTTGCTTATCGAAGATAAATATCGAACAGGAAGAAAGATGCTGTTCAAAATTTCCTTGAGAATTTAAGTATGCCCGTTCATGCCATTCTTCTGTCGTCAGGTCGTAAACGAGCGAAGTTTCCAATCCTCCGCCCGTCAGGACGTAGAAAACATGCCCATCTTCCTGATACGTATAGGAGCGCATATTTTCAGCGTTTCCGGCTTCCTGAATTCTTTTCTCAATCGCAGAATTTGAAATTGCTTTGGGAGTAAACCCTTGCGCCCTGTAAACAATGCCTTTACCGATCTTGTCTTGTCCGACCCAGATTAATGAGTTGGCGATTGATTCCGCCGTGTGAGGGGCAAGAATGCCAACTTCCATCTTTGCCCCGGCAATTCTTTGAAAGGGAAAAGCACTATCCCCAGTATTGGTCCAGATTTCTCCGGTATGCTCTCCCATTAACCAGAGTTGCCCTACAGCGTTATAACAACCCTTCAAACTATCCGGCGAACTCTCAGCCGTGGCAAAATCAAGCGCATCCCATGTTAAGCCGTCATAAAGAGAAGAGATGAAAAACTTTCCCGTATCGATCTCGTTAACGACAAAATACCCATCGATAAAAGTCACAAGCCCGCATTCCGGAAGATCAGCATCCGTAACTTGGGTAAAAGCATTCGTAGCTAGTGTTAGAATATATAGATCAGAGCCGTCACAGATGGCTAACTGAAGGCCGTTTTCATCCATCGAGATAATAGAAGATGAAGAATTAAGCGTCCCTAAAAGGGTAGCCATTCCCAAGCTATCAAGTTCATAAAGTCCCGATCCTGAGACCACAAAAGCCCGCCCGTTTGCGGTATGAAACGCACCCCTGACCGGACCTGAACCGCAGGTAGAAAAAAGACTTAACCCAGGAGTGCCGTACATGGCGGCGACTTCTTTCCCGTTCTCGTCAAATACAGGGAAGAGATTTACAGACCTTTGCGCGTCGAATGGGAGTGATCGTTCCTGATAGGAGGGACCAACCAGACCTATTTTCACACAAACCCGCCATTATAGATGTTGCTTTTCCTGATTGAGATCGGATTGGCATCCATCGACCTGTTTTTCATGATCGTTCTCTTAATTGCGCCCATCGATCTCTCGGCAATTTCCGTCACTGATTGGTCTACAGGCTGGCCGTATTCAGGGGCGAGTAAAACGGCAAGGTTATAAATCAAAGCTTGTTCCCACCCCGGAGGCAGGCTCACCGTCTGATTTAAAGTGAATGAGGAAAGCTCTTTTTCAGTGAGAAGGTAAATCGTGTAAGTCGTATCCGGAACGGGCCAGAGTTTTATAGTTGCCGTAGGAAATCCGTTCGTGAAGTTGATAAACCTCGGAATGCTTCGGGTCGATTTATCAATAATACCGTAGTAAGTTTCGTCAGGAATTTTTGTCAGGTTATAATCAGTCACCCCTTGTCTTACATAAGAACTGATTAACTCCATCGGCCTTGCGGTATTAAAAGTCTGGGAGGTTCCGATTGTGTATGTCGCCGTCCCCGCAACTAAGGGAAAGTTTTCTTCAGTCCTCGCATAGATAAACATGGAGTCATTCGACCATGCTGAGATCATGGCATTTAAAGTATCCAGAGCATCATCAGCTTCATCAGATGCCGGGGTTTCCGATTTTACGAGAACCCCGTTTTTCTGAAGTGCTTTAGTAATGATGTCGAGAGCAGTCGTCATTTATAGAAGCTCGTCGTAATCGTCGGGGTCCCCGCTGAAACAATACTGATCCTCGATGCATCGTTGTTGTTTCCAAGGAAAAGTGCTGTGGGATTTTCAGGACCCGAAACGCCCAAAGAAGCATCGACAGGAACAGAAACGACAGGGATAATTGTCACATCATCAACAGTTCCCGTAAATCCGGATGTCGTGAACGAGATAGCCTGAGTAGAACCAGCAAGTATAAGCTCGGAGAATGTCGCAGCCGATGATCTGGCAGTACCCGCAGTACCGCCGATATTCACAGTGACAGAGCCAGCAGAACGAGTAGCGGTAAAGGTCACGTAATAAGCCTGACCTTCTTTTAATGGAAATCTTGGGTTTGCCGTTTGACTGAGTGCGGTTGAGATTGCACCCGTGGCGGTCGCAACAGTAGTTGTAGTCCAGCCCGTTCCTAAAATCCATGGCGTGACAGTGACGTTATCGATATTACCTGTAAAACCAGAGCCGGTAAATTTAATGATATTATCGCTGTTTCCTGCGACAATAGTCTCGATAAAAGTGCCGTCCGTTGAGCGCGATGTTCCGGCCGTGCCGCCTCCTAAAGAAACGGCAACCGAACCAGCAGCAGTGGAAGACGTGGTAAAAGTTACTGTGTAGGAGTAGCCCGGAATTAGAGTTACCGCTGCGGCTTGGGAAAGGGATGTTGAAATAGCCCCCGTGGCTGTAGCCACTCCTGCCGCAATTGTCCATCCAGTGCCTTTAGTCCAGCCAGTATCCGAGGCAAAGGCGCCATTGGTTACAAGATCAACAAACGTACCTCCAGTCGCCCGATCTGCGCCATCTGTCGCGTTAAACGGGGCAGCAAAAAATACGTCAGTCGTCGCTCCACGACCAAAGGTAACATATCTTGCCTTCAGGCCGTTTTGATCGACCGGAACAGTGATTGATTCCGGAACGTTGGCAGCGAGAAGATTCGCTACCGTATACGTACCTGCTTGTGGGCCTTCTTTGTTATATGTTGCGAGTTCTGACATATTTCACCTATCCACGTTTGATGAATTTCATAAACGAGCCGACAAAGACGCTTGTGGTATCTGCGTGGGCTGCGTTTTGAGCGGCTTGAAGCTGGAGGGTCCCGGCAAGTGCTACAACACAAGTCCCGGTAATTCTGGCTTTCAGGATTGCTGTCGTTGAGGCGGCAAGCGACATAGCATCTGTTGCTGTGGTTCCTCTTGAGGTAACAATGCCCGCAGCTGCGCCGAGGATTGCACCATATTCAATAGAGGTAAGCATGGAAGCTGTTCCAAATTTAAGTCCGACTTTGAGGCCGGAGTTCGCAGTAGCGACCGTCCCTAGATCGATCTCAAATTCGTAGGTTCCTGGTTCAAGGACACCAGTAACCATGCCAACAACGTTAGTTAGCGTCGCGCCAGTCGTTCCTGTAACTGCGTCAAATTGGGTTGTGCATCTTGAAAAGTCTGCAAAGTTATCATTAATGATCTTACGAGAACCCGCTTCTAAAGCGCCCTCGGTTAAAACTGTATTCTTAGACATTTTAAAATCTCCTGAAAAAGAAAAAGGGAGCCAGACAATCCGGCTCCCCGTATTTCATTAAGACGTGATAACGCCGCCCCATTCAGGACGAACGACCGAGAAGCCGCCAAGGAAGTCAAGGCGCATGATGAGTTGGTCGGTTCTGATGTCGAAACCGCGTAGAACGCGGATCGTGATACCGTCAACCGTTTCCTGACCCGCCATATCCAATCCATCCGGCTTAACCAGAGGAACCGAAGCAAATCGGCAAGCCTGCTTGTGATAGAACAGGTTGTGCGTATAGGTCGTCGAAGCAAGACCAGTCACAACCGTACAGGCGTCTTCATCCACCGGGGCGGCTGAAACGTTCTGGCGTGGGTCGGTCGTGGTGTAGTAAATCGACGGGCTGATTGCCAGCGTAACGCTGTTACCCGAAACTTCGGTAACGTCGGCGGTTACTGTGAACACCTGAAGCTCCGGCAAAGTTGCCTTCGTGATCGGGTGGACTTTGTAACAGGTCGGGATCGTGAACTTCGTGCCCGCCTTGATCGTCGCGCCGGAAGTAACTCCGTCAACGCCAAGCGTGGACATACCGTTCGCAATAGTTACAACAGAGGCCTCTACCGAGAAAGCGACGTCCGCGCCGTTTGTGTGACGGGGGACAAGGTTGTTTTCAAGGTATGTGAAGCCGTCAGCATAACCGACATAGCCTTCCTGATATTGCTTTTTGATCGCTTCCGAAGATTGGAAAAGACCTTTTCTGTTATCGACAGCCGAAGCCATGGACGTAGAATCAAGCAATGCAAAAAGATTGCCGTCCTGCGGAACTAACGATTTCATCAAAGCGGTACGAGCGGAAAGCATCGTAGCCGTGTTGAAGTTCGTCGAGCCAGCAGTACCAGCAAAGTTGGTAAATCCGTTCTTTGCTCTGATTGCTACAGTGCTTTCAACGTTTTGGGCGATTGAAGACACGGCAGGATCAAGAATGCGATTGGACCAGTCTTTCAGCGCGAGAGTATTTTGGATCTCAGCCGAAGTCAGGGCAATCGGGACAACCGAACGGATGTCCAGAGCCATAGAGACTTTCTCTTCCTTAACGTCCTGAATCGTGGATGTGATGTCGGCAGTCGAAGAAGGGATAAATCTTGCAGGCTTGTTGATGTTGATAGTATCACCGACATTGTAGCCGTTGACTTGTCCAAATGAGGACGCAGGCTCTTTATCGATGGATTTGACAAACTGGAGCTTGTCGGCCAGCATGCCAGCGGCCATTTTAGCAATGACCGTACCAACGTCTTTGACGTTGTTGATTGTGTTAGACATTTTAGTTCCTTGTTTTAGGCAACAAAAAAGGCCCCGGATGGCCTTGGTTTATTGCATGTTGGGTTAACTCTTCCGCCATTCGTTGAGTTCTTTTCCACTCATGGCATCGAGCGACTTGCCCACCTGACCCGATCCTTTATTTGCGGAAAGAGGTGTTGGAGCGTTTGTTACTTTTTTGGCTTTAACCATCGCCTCTCCCCTGATCTCTGCTTTTGCTATCTCCATCGCTGCTTTCGCTGGCGACATGGTAAGAAGCTCTTCAAGCTTTCCTTCGTTGGCTAAAGCGACAAACGCCAATGGCGCGTTCTCTGCCTCTAAGAAAGCCCGCTCTACATGAGGGGGCATTGCATCAAGAATATCCGCGTTTTCAGTCAGGATTTGCTGGTATTCAGGATTGGTTTCGAGAAGGGCTGTAGCCTGCTGGCCTACATACTCTTCCCTTTTTGCAATCCATACCTGTTCCTGTATGTCAACGGGTTCTTGTTTAGGTTGGCCTTGTGCCAGTTCCTGACGCGCTTCATAGCGGGCCACAGCTTTCAGGTAAGCGCCGTAATTATCAAACTGATCCTCTTGAGGACCGTCTGATTTCTTGGGCTGATTTTCTTTAGGCTGCGCCTGAGCTTGAAGTTTCTCAAGTTCGGCTTTGTATTGCTGCGCTTCGGCACGCAATCTCCCGATTTGTTTATCGCGCCGGGAAAGCGC